CCGCCTTCTGCAATCGGTTCTGAAGATGATCCATGAGTGGGACGCGCAGGAATGAGCGTTTCCATTTCGGATCGTATTCCCACCGCGCGCCCACCTGCGCATTCGTGGGAAGCGTGGCTTTCTTTGCTTTGGGCTTGGTATCCACGCGACGGCGCATCAAAGACTCGTGGCTAATATCGTGTTCTTTGGGCGCGGGAGTTCGTGGAGTTGTGGCCGCCGCTCCCATGATGCCCACGCGCGCTCGCGGCTGCCGCCCCTTGAATGCCTTGATTAACATTTTTAATCCCTCGTCCTTGAGGGTAATGGTGGGACTAGCCATTATGCCCGTCCATGCGCAACTCCTGCGCGGCAGCAATCGGAAACGCTTGCGAGGCCCGAAGCATGACAAGGAAGGTGAGAATGGATAAGAAGATAATCGCGGCTGTCCTCAATCGGACTCCGTTCGGCGCCCCACGCTGAACGTCTGGCCCACCAGGGAAGGCAGCAACAGGGCCAAGTATTTGGCTCCGTATCGGGTTTTGCAAAGCATGGCGAACGCCGGTTTATCCAATATGTACTGCGGAATCCCAAACGCCTCGGACACGTTGCCCACGGATTTCGATTGCGTGAGCCAAGTGAATTGGCCCGCGAGTCCCTTGGTGCTGTTGCCCAAGTTCGTCACGAGCCAATGAGCGGCGAGATTGAGATACGCAGTAGTGAAGTTCACCTGATTGGTAAACAAGCGAGGAAAGTTGAATCCGGCGTCGTTGAGCGCGGATTGGATATCGGAGTCCATCACGACGTCGGTTGTGGCGCCGTATGCGAAGTCACGCGCGAAGGCCGTCTTGAAGTCCGCAACCGTTGGCAGTGTGAATCCCAAAGTCCTCTCCTCTCTTTGGGTCGGGCCGGAAGCTTCGTGCCTCCGGCCCTAACGAGGGGTTGTGGATCAATACTTGAAGTACAGAAGCTCGGGAGCGCGGATCAGTTGCAGGCCCGTGAACTGGGCATATCCCACGTTCTGGAAGTTGAAGTTGTCCGTGCTGTTCTGCAACGTCGCCGAGTACGGAACCGGCAGGTCAAGCCGCATCGTCTCTTCGTCGTACTTGTACAGGGCGTACTGCTGATACCCGAAGCCCGAGTACGCCTGATCACCGTAGATGCTGGCCATGATCTGGAAGTCATTGCCGCAGGTGGCCTTGAACGACTCCTCAAGAACCTGCAAGCGCGACTTGATCGGGAACGTCGGGCTGGCCTGGTTCGCCAGGGTGTTGTAATCGGACTCGGGGAGCAGGAAACGGTTGGGATACGCGGTCCTGTTGCAGTTCGACCGGAAGGCTTCGACCGCCGCACCCGGAACCTGCGAGAGGTCTTCGGGCGTCATGCTGCCGATTGCCATCGGAATGACAGCCGTGTTGTAGTTCGCGGCCTGCGTGAGAAGCCCAAGCACCGCCGGATCGCCCGGCAAGCCCAAGAATGCCATTGCCTGGATGCCCAGGTCGAAGTTCTGCTTGCGCGACTTCTGAAGACTTGAAATCAGATCCCAGTTGCCGGACTTTGACGCCATCTCTAGGTCAACCAGGGTCCAGCCCACGGCCTTACCCCAGTTGCGGATAACGTTGGTCACGGTATCGACCGCAGTCGTCGCCTCGGCCATGCGCCCGCCGCCGGTCCCGACGTTCAGGATGCCCGTAGCGAAGGCGTCCGCCGGATAAAAGGTCCGATACGTGGTGATGTGGGTGCCCCATGCTCCCTGACCGGCGACAACCGGCACGAAAGCGGAGATACCGCCCTTCACCGTATAGAACCTCTGCTCGGTGATTTTCTTGGCGAACGCCGTCAACGTGGTGATCGGGATTTCGTATCCCAGCGCGTTAATGTGCTTGGTCAGCACGTCGGCCAACAGCGCCTCTCGGCGGGAGAGGATGATCGGCTCGTTCTTGGAGTTCACGATTTCCAAGCACTTCACTTCGCCCGTGATGGCGTTTACTACGAAACGATTGTCATTCTGAATGTGTAGCACGATTCTCTCCTTGAGAAAGGTTTAGGGCTGTGGTGTCACGCCCGGAAGATCGATTTCGACCCTTACGAGGTCGCCGGCTGCGAAAGCCTTATCCTTAAGCCGGCCAACGATCGTATGGGTTGCCGTCTGAGTCTGCACGGTGGGCGCGGCCAGGTTGATAACGACTTCCACCTTGGCGTTGCGCGCGATCGCGGCTGCCGCGACCATGTACATTACGACGTTGCGGTCATGCGCGATGTCCACGACATCGCCGACCTGAAATAGCGACCGCTTCTTATCGAAGCAGATGAAGCCGTATACGTCGTCCGTATTCAGCGCGGCTTCCTTCACCTTCACGACGCCGCCGCCGGAATCAATCACGGTGATCGGGGTTCCGGGGAGCAGGTTGCCCGCCGAAGAGCTGTCGATAATGCCCGCTTCAGTCTGGCCGGAGCCAGTGCGGTAATCGAGTTCGCCGACGACCGGCCCCTGGGCTATCTGGTTTGTACTCTGAGGACCGTTAAACTGTGTTCCCATGGATTCCCTCCTTAAGGGGTTGGGGTTTTACGCGATCTGTTTGCCGAGCGCCAAGTGGTCAGCCATCGTCATGATATTGGGCTGCACGACCGTCGGGGCGGGGGCGCCCTTCTCGGCAGCCGCCTTGCGCTCGTTGAAAAGCCTGGTTTTCTCGGTCAAGTCTTTCTCCCGCGCCTCGATGGCCTTTTTCTCGGTCTCAAGCGCGTTTTTCTTGGTCTCGATTTCCTTTTCCTCGTGGGCCGCGAGTTCCAGCGCCTTTTTCTTGGCCTCTTCGTCGCCGCTCGGAACGTCGTTGGCAGCCTTATGCATGCAGTTGTATTTCTCGACGAGGTCTTTTACGTTGTAGCGTTTCTTCTCGCCGTGTTCCTCGACCTCAACCATGTGGCTCGGATGCGCCATAGGGAATTCGCCTTTAGCCTCGGCGTCGTCGTTCTTTTTCTTGGCCTCGTCCATTTCGGCCATATCGTTGAACAGCTTCTCGAAAGTCATGTCGCGACCATTGGGCATCTGGAACGCACAGGCGAGAAGCTCTTTCATCTTGTCGGCTGGCACTTCGCTGCGATTGAACAATTTCGTGAGAGAGAATTTCATTTCCGATGCTCCTTTGGAATTTGTGATCCGCGCGTCTCGCTCTGTCTTCAGCTTCTTATTATACGCAGCGAATTCTTCGGGTGTATATATGACAGAATTTTCATATCGAGGGTCGTTGACCAACGCGAGATGATCGAACGATCCGTTGATGACCTCTTGCAGGTAATCGACGTTGTGCCACTTGCCGCCAGGACCGGACTCCGTTACGTCGTAAGCATTCGAGAGCTTCCATCCCGCCGCGATCTTCTCGTGGCCGGCATCGCCGAACACCACGAACTCAACCCACCGCTTGCCGTCGTGCTCGTTCAGAAAGCTCTTTACGACGATTCCAACTGCCTCGCGTTCCAGTTCTTTGAGGTTCACTTCATTGACGTGCCGGACGTAAATGGGGCGACCCTCAAAGGTCCGGTCCATTCGATCGAGCGCGTTCTTCTGAAGCAGGATGCGAAACGGTTGGCCGTTGTTCTCTTTTTGAGATTGATATTCCGCAACACCTTCTTCAAAGTGCATCCCGAAATAGCGTTTAGGCAACTGGCTGGCGTTGACGATCAAGAGACCTCGCGCCTAGTAGATGAAGTTGACGATCTGGTCGCCCGATGTCGGCTCGCACGCGGAACTCACGCGCTTCCACCAGATGCAGGTAGCCGAACCGCCGTAGCTCAAGCCCATCGGATACACGACTGGGTTCAGGTCCGTGACGCCGCTGCCGCCAACGATGAGATCGGCGACCTGGCTCGGCGAGGTTCCGTGGCCGATGTAGATTGGGCATCCGCTGGAATCTTTCACGGAGATCCGATGGAAGGTTTTCGAGGGCTGGCCCGGAAGCGCCCACCATTGCCCGTTGCTGGAACCCGAAGGATTGCTGATGTCGATACCGTTGGCGTAATTGAACCAGCTCGTGGCGTTGTTCGACGGCACGGTGGCAAACGCGGAAATCGAGAACAGAGCAACGATGGCTAACGCCAGAAACTTTTTCATGTGGAACCCTCGCATGTGGTTGGAAGTGATCACGCCTTAATGGTGCCAGCTAGCGGCATCCACGTCTATCGTGTCAAAATGTCACATAGGGCTTGTCAATACATCGACAATTGTGCGTGATTATGTTATCCCCGTAAAACCATCCGTTTTGTGTCTGGAGGTTAAAGACATGACCGCTAAAATCCACGATTCTCTTATCAACCACGCGCGAAGGCTTTACGAAGTCGATGGAATGACCCTTCAAGAGGTTTCTCGGGAAATCAAAATCAGCGCCGATCTTCTCGGCAAGAGACTCCGCGCTAAGGGAGTCAAAATTGTTCGCAAGTACAGAACCCCCTACAACATGATCGCTCCCATTCAAAATGCCATCAATGATTACAAGAACGGGATGAGTGAGCTTGCGGTTTCCCTTAAATACAAGATTTCTCGCGGTGTGGTTCGGCGAATGATTCTCGATGCAGGGATAAAACCCCGAGACGGCAGCGCCGCTAACTTTCTCCGAATGGGGCGCATGACAAAACAGGAGCGTTTGCAGCTCACCGAGAAGGCCCATGATGCTGTCCGTGGAAATCATTTTTCCCATGATGTGTTGTGCAAACGCGCCGAGTTTCAGATTCGTAGACGTGGGCCTTTCGAGAAGGAACTCTTCGATGTTTTGAATCGCCGCCATTATCCCGTTCAAGATCAATGCCCGATTGATATCTATAACGTCGACCTTCTCGTTTTCGGTCGAGTCGCCGTGGAAGTCCGATCCGGTAAGCGTGCAACTAACTATCTGCCCCCTAAACGCAAGCGCATCGAAGATATCTTGAATGCTGGCTATCACATTTTTGCGGTTCACTTCCATTCCAAAGAAGCCTTCGACATGGCGTTGGAAGAGGTTATCACTGATATTTATTTGATGGGCCGCGACCCATCCCCTTTCCGTCAATATCGGATGGTTTCTTGTAGAGTGAAAGATTACACCGTCGTCCGTAATAAGTTGGGTTGTTTTACCCGAAAACCAGCGCCTAAAGAGTTTATTTATAGAACGGTCGAGTATTGTTCGATTTGTCCCTGGTAAGCAGTTGAAATCACAACCCGGATGGTTTCGCGCTTTTGTTTTCTCGTTCGTGATGGGGGGCTCGCTCCACTTCTGTTTTGTGCCGTTGAGCACCCAATGATCGTGCCGCACCATTCCCGCGAGGTATGGTCCGTTCTTCGTTTGGTGAGGCATATTCAGGCATTGCCAGATGTATGAGTCGATTCCGGCGCGTGCGTATCGCGTTTGCTTGAATTCAGACAGAAACAGATTCGTCTCCTGCCGCGCAAGGAAGTTTGCCTTCGATTGCCCGACACCGTAGCTGTCCTTGATGATTTTCGCTAGGTGCTCGTATCTCACGCCTTTCAGGGTTTCCCGCTGCACGAGTTCGCGAAGCTTAACGATCTCCGGGCCGGCCCAGTCCTTGATGTATCGGCGCATGTCGGCCTGGTATTTCTGGCCGATGATAAGTCGCTCCTCTTTGGTGATCTCCGGTGTCACCGTGATGTCCTTCACGGACTCCGTAAACCGCCGATCCACTCGGAACAACGTAGCGTCGAATAGCTTGCTTAGCACCAGCTTGTCAGCCACCGCCTCGGGCGAGATTTTGGCCAGCGTGGCGTCTATCTTCTGCGCCATCCGTTTGAACGTGCTGGTGGACTGGCCTATTGCCATGCGGATATCTGGCGTCAGCAGTTCGGTTGGAAACTTCCACCACTTCTTTCGGGCGTCCCATGTCGCGCCCAGGAGTCTCAGCTCGCGCGAGATATCGCCGCTGAACCGTCCCTCGAAATGCCCGTCAAACCACTGGATGCGCCCGCGCGCGATGGCGTCTATCAGGTCGTCATAAGCGTTTTTTATCAGCTTCCCATCGCCGAGGTCTGCCATCAGCGGAACGTAAATCTCTTTACGAAGTAGCGCCAGGATCACGGTCTCGATGGCGTCAAATGCCCCGGAGGGTGGGCGGACGTGCTTAAGTTCCTTGATGCGCATTGGCAGGCAATGCCTCCGCGCCTTGTGTAACGGGCCAATCCGGGGTTATCGGGGTTCCGGCATCTGACACCAGATACAACTTTTTGTTGAACCGTCCTGATAGCCAATTCCTAAGCGTCCGAATGCTGATACCCAATTCCCGCGCCGTATGCGTCCGGTTCCCTTTGTTGCGATCCAATGCTTCGCGTATCGCATTCCTCTCAATTTCAAGCAGCGTCATTTAGCTCCCTTTCTTCGCGCTTAATCGCACGAACCGTTCCGGTGTCCGCCGTCTTGGCAATCAATTGGCATATGCGGCATTCCGTTACCGCCAATCGTTCCCCGATCTGTTTCATGGTCCATCCTTCGAGGTAAAGTTCGATAGCCCGTTTTGTAACTGGCGCAGCGACAGAAGCAACTCTTGCAATTCTATCGTCATAAACTGGCGCATCAACTCGAAATCGGTTCGGCGAATAGCTATCAATACTGCCTGTTCGTTGCTGTGCTCGTCCCTTTTTGAATCTGCTATTACCGAAAGTATTGCGGATATAGTCGACAAAAAGTTGATCCAGTGTTGAACGTCGTTCGGGCTGTTCAAGAAAAGCGAGAGCGACCTCTTGAGCAAAATCGTCTGCGTGTTCAGTCCGTCGATGATAGATTGCAATTCTTCTGGCGCGATCCTGGAATTTGAGGAGTTGTTCAAGGGTCGTCCTTTCACGCTTCATACGGCCCAACGATCTGCCCGGTCGGAAACCTTCCGGTGATATCCGCGCCTTCCAGATTCCACGCTGCCAGGTGCCACACCTGATTCATCGGGCACCACACCGCGCCCTCGGCAACGAAAATCATCCCTCGCGCTCGGATGCGCGAAACCTTCGCCAGACGCCCCGACTGCGTTCTCCAAAGTCCTCTCGTTAGCTGCATATCACTCCGGTAAAAGGTATCCGATAATTCCAAGGATGAGGATGGCCGGTGCGGCCACGATCACCACGAACACGATGCCGATGATCTCTAGAGCACTACGCAGCTCGCGATTCATGTTTCACAATCCTAGGTTCGATCTTCCATCCGCGCTTTCGCATCAGCATGATCTTGCGAAGCAGGGAACGGTAACTAAGTCCCAAGTCCTTGGCGACAAGCGTGCGGTTCCCATGATGCCAAGCCAGCGCCAGCATAATGGTCTGGTCCTCAACTTCGGCCAGCGTCAGGCCGGGTTTCCATTGCACGAATACATCAACCTTGACCGTCCCGATCTCCCCCATCATTCCCCCTCTTTCGATTCCACTTCTGGTTTCTCCGGCAACTCATCATCCAGCCCCTTGACGTCGATGGGCAGCGGCAACAGTTTGCGCTTATTCACCATGTCGGCGAATTGCTTGTCCGAAATCTTGCCTGCCGTCGATGCCGCGAGCACGCGGTTAAACTCGGCGTTCTTTATGTTCTGTTCCTGCTCGGCGGTCAGGATGCGCAGCGGCTTATAGGTAAACGACAAGTCCTCGGGGATATGTCCCCACTTCTGCCGACACTTGATTTTGAGCACCGTCATGATCGCGGGCCGCATGTTCTTGCGAGGTCCGCCTTCGACCATGGTGTTGTAGACTTCCAGTTCTTCCTCGCTGGACGAGTTCAGGCCGGCAGCCGAGATGCCGTAAAGCTTGAGCATCGGCATGCGCAGTTCGGATGACAGATGAATCCTGAACTCTTTTTTGAGGTCGGGGAGTCCTGCGAACGTGAGCTGCTTCTGCTCGTATTCGTCTTCAGAATCCAGAACCAGCGCATGCTTGTAGTTTTTCATGCGGTTAGCGGTATTCACGCGCTTGCGAACCATGGCGTCGCCATCCGCCGAGAGCAGCGTGGTTACGAGGTTCTTCATCCGAAACACATCGATCTTGGCCTCATCTAAAAGCTCGTAAATCAGGTTGTTGGATTTCAGGAATTGGTTGATGGATTGGATGATGGGTTCCAGGCACGACATGCCCCATCCGCGAAGTCGCGGACGAACAAACGAAGGCGCCAAGATGCCCTTCATTTTCATCAGGTGGCTCTTATGAACCCGCTTGCCATAATAGTTGTAGTGGGTGCTCGCCAGGAATGCGCCGGCGCCCTGGTCCCAGCCGTCGGGATTGATCGTGTCGCCAAACAGCTCCCACATATCGACGGCGCGAAATTCTACCGGCTCGTATGGGCTGATGTTCTCGATGTTAAGCGGCTCTTCCCAATTCTGGCCGCTCATCACGAGCATTCCGCCACCGCCGAAGCACCGCGCCCACTTCTCACCCTGGCCCGGCCCGGATTCAATCGTGGAGTCCATTTCAAGATCGGACTGAAGCTCGGTGCAGTTGTCCTCACCAAGCTGCTCGGAATGGATCTCGATGCCGCCGTTAAGCGCGTCGTCCACCGGCACGTTTACGAAGTTCTGGAATATAGCGAGTTCCGAATACGCCTGGCTTATGAGCTGGCGCTCGTTTGAAATCAGGTAAAAACGCAGAACGTCATAAAGGCTGTCATGCTGGCTTATCGGTGCGCCGGTGCCGAGCACGAGATCGGGGAACAGTGCGGACTCCAAACCCTTGCCCGATCCCCGGATATCGTTTGCCATCAGCGCGTTCATGAAATCGGTGGGCGGGAACTGCACAGGCTGAATCGCTTTGGCCGGGAGCTGTTTCGCGTTGGTTTTCTTGGGTTTGATTTTACCGGCCATGTTCGCTCCATAAACTGCGGTTGCTATCGGGCACCCCATTGCGCGTCGACGAAGCCACGCGAGCACCGTTTAGCTATTTATGAACCGACGCATGAAAAATCGAAGCACATGAAACCATTCTGCGTCAAGTGCGGAATTATTGCACGCGGGATTCAAAGCACGTCAAACATGGAATGACTGCGACCGTAGACGTACTTTATGAGGTCGATAAGGGTATCCACGAAATCATCGTGCTTGCCCTTCGGGAAGGCCAGTGCTTCGGCCACCAGTTCTTCTTTGTTTGCCATGAGTTCGTTCAGGATGATTTTCCGATTCGCGAGATGCGGAACCGCATTGTTTGCGCGTTCAACCTTGTTCAGTTTGCGATCCGAAAAGAAGTCTTTGCGGTCGGTTTCCGAAGGGACGAGGATGCCTCGGCGCGGGAGCATTT